CCTCCTGGTAGCTTGCCCTTGACGATAATATGAAAGCCTTTACCGGATTGGGAAACCTCCGTATAGCTGGATAAAATATTTATGACTTCTTGGGCCTCTGGGATGACCTCGCCTGTACCGGGGTCAATTCCTCCATCAATATCCACACCAATAAGGGGGGTCCCGGTAAAGACAAACCCTAGGCCGTTATATTTCCCGCTCTGGCAAGCTTCAAGAGCCTTTTTAAAGGTGGTCCAGGTGTCAGGGTTATTTACCTTAGCCTTACCGCCTTTGACGCTGTAAGGGGTTTTGGTGGGCTTGGGCCCGCCTCTATCCTCTAAGCGCCATACTATCCAGTTGGGTATGCTTTGCATTTCCTCCGGTATGTTTTTAAAATCCAATTGCTCACCTTCTCCCAGGTGCTAATATTTGCTTTTTTCTGCAATCCACCTATCCAATTCCTCACGGCTATAGAAAACGCGCCGCCCAAACCTAATTTGGTGGGGAAAGTTTGGGCTTTGTGCTTCTCTATCCAGGGTGGGCAAGCTGATATTACCTAAATAGAAAGCGGCTTCTTGCCTGGTTAATAATTTCTTTGCTTTGAGTTCTTCCAGATTAAACATTAAATTACCTCCAATTGCTGTATTACAGAAGTTTTACAGAAACGCGATTTATTTTATTTTTGTTTCCTTCTGCTTAAATTTGTTAATACACAGCCAAAACCCCATAACTAAGCCATTTGTTTATTATTGTTTGCTTGGCGTGCTCTGCTTTCGTTATTTCATCAAATCATGACAAAGTAGGATTCATCCTTAACCTCCCCCCGAAGGATTTGTTCACATAAACGCTGCTCTGTCCGGCAGGGGTTATTTTCAGCATTTAGCCCAGCGGTTGAGATAATGGACATGAGGGATTGCCACCGTTTACCAAAGCCAGAATATAAGGTTTCTTTGATTTCCCCATCTTTCCAAGCGTGATATTCATCTATGGATACATAAGTCTCTGCGCCGGAATCCTTGTTTTGGCTATCCTTGGAGAGAGGGAGCATAAAGCCCCCCCTGGTCTTGTGGCGGATATTGCCCCGGTATATATCCAATCGGTTTTGAATGTCAGGAGAGGCTAAGGCTATCGCCCGTGCGTCATTCCATACCCGCTTTGCCTGGTTTCTGTCAACAGCGGCGCAGCTGATCTCCGGCTCCATCTCATAACGGGCCTGTTCTGGATGCCCTGGAGGATAGATGGCATCAGCGCACAACGCGTATCAGCAATTGGCGGAGTTTTCAGTGGATTTGACGTTGCCGCGGGCCCGAAGATTGAAAGCTATGGTAAAGCGGCGGGCACCGGTGTCTCTATGTACCCATCCATAAACGCAGCCCAGATCGAACTTTTGCCAAGGCTCCAGCTGAATGAGTTGTCCAGCAAAGGGGCCCCTTACGTGGCGGCATACCTTCTGATACCAATCAAAAATGCGGTCCGCTCTGGTTTCGTCAAAAACATAGGGGAAAGCATCTGAACCGGCGCGTTTTAGATCTTCCAGATGACGCTTACAGGCTAGTTTTTCAAATTGGCAACACATTTCCCCATATTCAGTGTTGAGGACATCCCAGACATACTGTGATGTGGGGTGTGTCATCCTGTTTCCACACCTCCATCACCAAACAGTCCGGCATTTGGGTCCTCATGCTTAGGCTTTTTGGGCACCACCAACTTACACCGGCTGGAGATGGTCAAGCCAAGGTCAGAGGCGGCGGCCCGGCATTGCTTGAGTGCCTTATCCCGCAAATTCTCCAACTTCTCCAAAAGGATGACCTTTCCAGCGGCTTGCTCCATAGTAATGACCCCTTTTAAAGTTTTGTTGACCAGCCGGTCATATTTCAAGTACTTCTCCTCAGAATGAATATACCGGGCCAATGCGTCACAATCTAAATTAGACATGATACCAATATCCAGGAGGTCACAGGCGATATCAATAAATTTCTGCTCCTGTTTTTTAGTGAGATAATCTGGCGGAGCAATGTTATTGGTTGGCGCGGTTATTTCTTGATTGAGGCGCCGCTGCAATTCCTCTTTGGTAAAATGTTTCTTTCCTTTCAGCACGACTAATTTTGTGGGTTCTCGTTGTCCGCTCACTTTCTCACTTCCAATAAATTTCAAAATTATCGTGGGGACTTTTTTTCTCACCCTAAGGCTAGCATGGTCTTTCTAGTCTGTCGTTGTAAACTTTTTGGGGTGGGGGGGAGGTCTTAGATCCTCTTTGGATTTCCAAAGCCACCGTCCTCTCCGGCTGTCTTAACGCTGTGGCATGACGCGCATAGGGATTGCCAATTCTCCTTATCCCAGAATAGGCGCTGGTTACCCTTGTGCGGTTGGATGTGGTCCACCACGGTAGCAGGTGTATGCTTGCCCCTCTTCCCGCATTCCTCGCACCAAGGATGCTCTGAAAGATATATCTTTCGCTCTTTATCCCACTGGCTGGTATAGCCTCGCCTGTAGGCCGATAAGCGATGATGTTTTATAGGTCTATGATCATCTTTGTGATTATCACAATAGCCTGAGCGTGTAAGTTCTCTACACCCTGGACGATTGCAAGGTCTTTGCGGTTTATATGGCATGGTAGCACCTACTTAGGATTAAGATACTCGCGCATCTGCTGGGCCGTGTTTAGCATCTGGCACGCTTGCCTTTGTATACCTTGCCGGACATCCAGGCCCAGGACAAAGGTATATTTCACCGCCGCAGGGTGTGGACCATATACATTTTTCGCAGACCTGGTTAGTGTCTATAGTTTCGGTATACACCCAGTTCTTATTTATCCTGATTACCCGTTTGATCTCCATAGATTTCATTACCCCTATGATTTATTGGATGCCAGTTCGCGGGCCTCTCTGTCTCTCACCGCGTTTATATATTCAGTTTTTTCATTGATGGCTTGCAACAGGTTCCCCCGAGAAGTATAGAGCGCGGTAACCCTTTGATCATTAACTATGTTTTTGGGATTGGCTTTTGACTTGGCCTCAGCCTCCTTGATGCGGATGTTTAATCTCTCCAGTGCCTTGATGTCTGCGTCCCTAGATTCTTCTATGGTCATCCATTCAGTCATTGCCTCTCACCTCATTTGTACAAAATTAGACCACTACCCGAAAGCAGCGGTCCTAAAGCAAAAATATATAAAGGGGTGTTTTTGTCTATCTTTCCATACTATCATTATACATTGTTAGAAACGGAAAAAACGGAATTCGCTAGAAATTTTTCAACTTTTTTTCGAGGTGTGCCGTCATCCCGGTAATCTAGTTGTGTAGCTACAGCCCGCCATGTCAACCCCTCTACATAATACAGGGTAATGGCCTGCCTAATAAGGCTATCCTCAATGGAATCAATAAATGCCTCTATCTCATTGAGTTGGGTGATCAGCCGGTGAACGCGCTTCATGAGCTGAACCCGTAACCGTGATATCTCCTTTGCGTTAATCCCTTGGATGTGTATTCGATGCTCTGTATATGGGAAATGTGTGGAGGAACCTTTGACACTCTCATGGACAATACCTTTCTCCAGGTTCCTGATCCGCTTTTCTATTTGCTCAATCTCCCCAGGCAATGCCCGGTATTGCTCCAGCTCTTTTTGTGTCAAGGGTGTTTCCTCCTTGATTACTTAATATCTGACCAGTCTATATGCCCGCTCTAAGGGATGGTGGTAGGAAGGGTTGAGGGTTATGGACCCGCTCTGAGAGGCAGAACAGCGTTATTCAGAATCGTCCCAATTCCATATCCTTTGCCCACCTCTTGCCGGGATAGGATTATTAAGCATTTTTATGTTAGTAAATTCCCAGGCGTAGCGGCCCGGTGTCCAATCTCCAAATTTATATTCATTATCATCACAGCAAATAAGACGTTCTCCGCTATTCGTTTGAATGATAATTTCGGCGGTTTCGTCTATATAGGGCCTCATTTCATAACATCCGACAAGCTCCGCCGTGGTGATGATGCAGCCGCACGGAAGCACATCGAAAATGTTGTATCCCGGCGTATGTGCAAATTGTCTTGCATATTGCATGAGC